AGAAAAGCACGAGGATATCATGCGGGCAGAGCGTGCAAAGCAAGCGTCTTATACTGAGATGGTTGGCCATCCGTGCAATAAGACGTGGTCGACTAGGATGCCGGCGTATTGCTTCACGGCGCTGTGCTCGGATCCGAGATATAGAATATAAGGCAGATGGGAGGGTTACCATTGGACAAAGAGATTTTAGTCCAGTATTGCGAGATGAAGGAGGAAATCAAAGACTTACGAAGAAGAATTCAGAAGTTGGACAAGTTTCTGGAACACCCACCGGTCGTATTGGATACGGTGAAAGGATCCAGAAGAGATAACACGATCGGACCGATCAAGATCAGCGGTATTCCGAACCCGGAATATTGGCGAAAAACAAAGCTGAGAAATCGCTACAAACAGCTTCTGGAGACAAGGGAAGCGGAGTTGCTTAATCTTACCTGTCAGGCGGAGAAGTACATAGAGAGCATTGAGCAATCAGAGATCCGGATTATGTTCCGGCTGTATTATATTGATGGGTACGGATACATGGAAGTCGCAAAGCGGATGAACAGCATGTTCCCACGCCGTCGCGTGAAGTACACGGACGAGAACGTGAAGAAGCGCGTGCAAAGATTTTTCGAGAAAATTGAAAATGTCCCCCAATGTCCCGAATAAAAGTGCTAATATGATACCATGCAGTAAGCAGACAAAAGCTATTGCATATCCGTTGTAATCCTCCCTTTACCCCCAATATACGGCTGGCAGGTGTCACAGCCTGCCGGTCGATTCGGTTTTGACGGTAACACCAGCGCACCGAAAAGCGCAAAGACCGTCCCGCAGCTGCTACCTGCATGAGCCGTACCCACCCGAGCCGCCAGGAGGGCTGCACTTCGGAACATAGCTCAATCGGCAGAGCAGCGACGCGCGTCATAAAACAAGAGAGCAAGATGCAGGTTCGAGTCCTGCAGTTCCGATTCCTCAGATGCGGTATGCGTCCTGTGGCGGTCGCGGCGTTACCGGCTCGAATCCGGACATCTGAGTTCTTCATCGGCCATGATAGTTTTTCTCCTTTGTAGGGCGCCTGTCTGCGTAAGATGGGCGCTTTTGTTTGTGTAAAAAAAAGAAAGAAGGTGAGCCTGATGGCAAAAGGAAAATATGAATATTGGTTGACGCCGGAAGGCTTGCTTCGATTGGAATCTTATGCAAGAGACGGCCTGACAGATGAACAGATTGCCGCCAAGATAGGAATCGGATATTCTACGCTTCAAGCATGGAAAGCAAATTATCAAGACATTCAAGACACCCTAAAAAGGGGCAAGGAAGTCGTGGACATCGAAGTGGAGAACGCGCTTCTGAAGCGCGCGCTCGGCTGCACTGTGAAAGAGCAGAAGCTTACAAAGGATGATAAAATCATCACCCTCGAAAAAGAGATTCCACCAGATACGACCGCCCAGATATTCTGGTTGAAGAACCGCAGGCCGGATAAATGGCGCGATAAGCAGGATGTGCAGGTATCCGGTACGTTGGAGCAGGAGAAGACCAAGCTGGACGATCTGATCCTGCAGATGCGTGGTGGTGGATAATGAGCGCGGAAAAACTCCTTTTGTCAGATAAGTATAAAGCATTTCTGCGGTGTGACGCACCGGTCGAGTTCCTGGAAGGCACAACAGCCGCCGGAAAGACAACCGTAGGGATTTTTAAGTTCATGCTGAAGGTTGCCGGGTCACCGAAAAAGTTGCATATTCTGGCGGCAAAAGATATCGGTACCGCTGAAAAGAACATCATTAACAAGGATCTCGGCATCGTAGATGATTTCGGCGTCCTGGTAGAATATAACGGCAACGGAACCAAGAGTGAGAAGATCCCGCATATCCTGTTCCATACATCCCAGGGAGATAAAGTGATCTATGTCATGGGCTACGGGGATAAGAAGAAGTGGCAGAAAGCACTGGGCGGACAGTACGGTTGCCTGTATATCGATGAGATTAACACAGCTGATATTGACTTTGTCCGCGAGGCAGCCATGCGATGCGATTACCTGATGGCAACACTCAATCCAGATGACCCCAATCTCGATATTTACAAAGAGTATATCAACTGTTCCAGACCGCTGCCGGAATGGGCAGATGAAACACCGCAGGAAATTAAAGACGAGCTGAAAGAAGAACCAAAACCAGGCTGGGTGCATTGGTTCTTTTCTTTTACCCATAATCTGGGCTTGCCGGCTGAGAAGCTGCGGCAGATCATGGACAACACGCCAAAGGGCACGAAGATCTGGAAGAACAAGATCGAGGGGCTTCGAGGCAAAGCAACCGGACTGATCTTCTCGAATTTTGACCGGAAGAAGCATGTCATCACCGCTGCACAGGCAAAACAGATGAAATACAAGAAGTTCACAGCCGGCCTTGATACATCGTATTCGAGTAAATCTCCGGATACCATTGCGATGATCTTTCAGGGGATCACAGAAGACCGAAAACTGATCACGCTGGCTGAGAAGGTCTACAGCAATGCAGATCTGATTACGCCATTAGCTCCGAGCGATACAGCAGTGAAATTTGTGCAGTTCCTGGATCAGTGCCGAAAAGACTGGGGCTTTGCAAAGGATGTATTTGTTGATAACGCAGATCAGGGTACCATCACGGAACTGCGGAAGTACAAGCGCCTGCATGGCTGCCTTTATAACTTCTTTGATGCATACAAGAAACTGGAGATTCTGGATCGAATCAACCTTCAGCTTGGATGGATCCAACAGGGATGCTATCTGGTGGTAGAAACATGCACGAACCATTTACATGAGTTAGATACGTATTCCTGGGACGATGAGAAGGACAAGCCGGAAGACCGGAATGACCATACCATAAACGCGAACCAATACGGATGGATTCCGTATAAAAACCTGATCGGGTTTGAGGAGGAAAAGAAATGAGGTGGCTTGAGAATATGAGCGAGAACATTAAGCGTGGGATCAGAAGCTGGCTGAACGTGGTACCGGCCAGCCCTTACAACATCCAGATTAATGAGATCATGGACTTTGAAGCAAACGCTATCCGGAACCGGATCTGGTACCGGGGAGACGGCAATGAGCTGGAGCAGTTGTATCAGCAGAATCCGGAATGGGCTGATAAGTACAAATTTTGGACAAGCAAATGCAGCCCAGGAATGGAAATGAGAAAGATTCATACCGGCATTCCGGGGCTCACGGTCCGGATCCTGTCATCGATCGTTCTGTCTGATATGTATGATTTTGACTTCGGCGAGGGAAAAGACCAACAGCGGCAGCTGTGGAAAGACATTGCGAAGGATAACGAATTTCAGAAGAAAATAGAGAAAGCCTTGAAAGAGACGTTATACATCGGTGATGGCGCATTCAAGATAACGATTGATACTGAGGTGAGCAAGTATCCGATTCTGGAATGGTATCCGGGCGAGCGGATTGAGATCGTCCGCCGGCGCGACCGGGTGCGCGAGATCATTTTCAAGACACCGTACAAAGCAGAGGGCAGACAGTATGTGCTGAATGAGCGGTATGGGTACGGCTATATTAAAAATGAGCTGTATCTGGATAACAGGCTGGTTGATCTGAAGAGCATCGATGATACTTCGGGGATTTCAGACTGGGCCTTTGATAAGACTGTCATACTTGCCGTGCCATTGCAGATTTATGAGTCGGCCAAATACGAAGGGCGCGGAGGTTCTATCTTTGATGGTAAACTGGACAGCTATGATGCGCTCGATGAGGTATGGTCACAGTGGATGGATGCGCTTCGTTCCGGACGTTCTAGGGAGTACATTCCGGAATGCTTCCTTCCGAGAAATCCGAGCACCGGAGAAGTCCTGAAACCGAATTATTTTGATAACCGCTATTTCAAAACAGATCAGGATATGGGAGAAGGTGCCCAAAACAAGATCGATGTGGAGCAGCCAGCGATCCCGCATGAAAGCTATCTTGCATCTTACTGCACAGCGCTGGATCTGTGCCTGCAGGGAATTATCAGCCCATCCACCTTGGGCATAGATGTGAAGAAGCTGGACAATGCGGATGCCCAGAGGGAGAAGGAAAAGACCACCCTTTACACAAGAGACGCGATCATCAAAGCTTTGCAGGAAACGCTTCCGAAGTTGGCGAGCGCTGCCATCAATGCGTACAATATTCTGTATCGCAAAGCGATTGAAGAAGTGAAGGCAGATATTCCATTCGGCGAATACGCAAATCCAAGCTTTGAGTCGCAGGTGGAAACATTGGCAAAAGCCCGCCCAGGTGTTCCGATGATGAGCGTTGAAGCTCAGGTAGAGGAATTGTATGGTGATAGCAAGGATGAAAGCTGGAAGAATGCAGAAATCGCCAGACTGAAAGCGGAACAGGGGATTGTGGACGCAGATGAGCCGGGAGTCAATCAGAGCGCCGGTGTATTCCAACTGGAAGAGGAGGAATAGGTGAGTGGATGAATATGATATCACCGCCGCCTTCCAGGCGATTGAGAATGAGCTGATTGCATCCATGATCCGGAACATGGACAGGCACCGGGCAGAAGAAACGGCAGAGGGCATTGAGTGGTCCATGTGGCAGGCGGAGCAGCTGAAAAGTCTGGAAAAGTACAAGCATGAGAACCATAAAAAATATTCCAAACAGTTCAAGTCCATCAACGGTCAGATAACAGCTCTGATCCAGCAGGCCAGAGCAGACGGCAATATGCAGCAGGAAATATCCATCCTGAACGCGATCAAGAACGGATTTAAAGGAACGAAGCGAATGAGTCCGGGGGCAACGGCGGAATTCTTTAAGTTGAATGACCGGAAGCTTGAAGCTCTGATTAAGGCAACCACAGATGATATGAAGAAGGCTGAAACCGCTGTGCTTCGCATGGCAAATGACAAGTACCGCAAGGTGATCTACAACGCACAGGTATACGCCAATACCGGAGCCGGAACCTACGAAAAAGCTGTGGACATGGCTACCAGAGATTTTCTTGCAGCGGGTCTGAATTGTGTGGAATATAAGAACGGCGCACGCCATACGCTATCCGACTACGCAGACATGGCGATCCGTACCGCATCTAAGCGGGCATACCTACAGGGTGAGGGAGAAAAGCGCAAGGAATGGGGAATTGCCACCGTCATTATGAATAAGCGCGGCAATCCGTGCCCACTGTGCCTTCCTTTCGTGGGCAAGGTCCTGATTGATGATGTGTGGTCAGGAGGCAGCAAGGATGACGGAAGGTACCCGCTGATGAGTGATGCCATTGCAGCCGGTCTGTATCATCCCCGCTGCAGGGACAGCCACACCACCTATTTCCCGGGCGTTTCCACCGCGGACGACAAGTGGTCGAAGGCGGAACTGGAATCCATCGACCGGTCAAACAAGCAGGAAGCCCGGCAACAGTATGCAGAAAGGCAGACGGAGAAGTATGATAGGTTACAGAGCTTCTCCCTTGATCCTGAAAACAAACGCTTTTATGGTCAGAAGAAAAAAAGTTGGGAATCAAAGTTAAATAAGCGTTTTACGATAACGGATGATATTAAAGTGCATAGGGAAGATACACCCAAGAAGATGATTGATCTGGTCGAAAAGTATAGCAATGATGAGTTTGTGGTTCTTGATGAGTCAGCAGAGAATGCATTTGCATATGATCTAAATTTGGACGTAGTTGTAATTAATCCAAATCATCCTCAGTATTTATATCAGGACTATAGAGAAATTATGATCCATGAGCTGGCACACAGGATTGACTACAATGAGTTTGGAAGTCCAATGAATTTGCGGTTTTCAGAAGCAATTAATGAGACGCAAAGGAAATTGCTTAAAAACTCTGAACAGTATAATAAATTGTTTGATGCCGGAGGCCGATTCGAGTATAATGGGGTTATCAGCGATATTATGGGATGTATTACGGATAATACAGTTGTTGGTAACTTCCGCCATGACTCTCAGTATATAGGAGTACCTGGCTATAGCGAGTTGGAAATCTTCGCAGATGTATTTTCGGCTGTATATCAAGGCGATAATGAAACTGTAGAATTTATAAAAAATGAGTTTTCGGAAATTTATCAAGTGTTCCTAAGTATTTTGGGGGATGAAGATGCTTAAAGAAGAATTTATCCAAATGATGAAAAATGATAAAGAACTTCAGGAACTGAAGAGAGAGGTTCTGAAAGTGACCAACGACAGAACGGCTACGATATTCCATATTGGGGCAAATTACACTTATGAGGAGTGGAAAGAACATTTAAGGAAAATAGTAAAAGAACACGATACCACCAGTCAGCAATGACCGGTGGTATTTTTATACCCATTTTTAGTTGCGACGTCGCAACAGAAAGGAGGGAGCGTATGCTTGAGCGGTTGATCCGATGGATCAGACAGCGGCGATGTGAACATCATTATCGTAAGTACTGGAGTCGGGCATCTGGAAACTATGTGAGACGGTGCACGAAATGCGGAAAGGAGATGATCCGGTAATCTTCCTCTGGGCAGCGGGGTGAAGCTGCTTAGTCATAGGTTAGTCATAGGTTAGTCATAAGTTAGTCATAGGCACGCGGGATTCCCGGGTGTTATTTTTATTGCCCGAAGGCGCAAAACTACGCGGAGACACCGTGTTATCAACTGTTACGTGCAGACAGCACACGAAAAACTGTAAGGTATAAGAGAGACACTCTTAAAACTGTGAAAGGAGCAGAGTATGAGATTGAACAGATTGATTCCATTTTATGCACCCGATGGTGGTGGACAGGGAGGCGCAGGCGGAGGCCAGAGCGGCGCAGGAGCAGGTGGCAGCGGAGGCGGCTATAGTGGCGGCGGAGGCCAGCAGCAGGCGCAGCCCCCATCCATTGACTATGAAAAAATCGCTCAGATTGTGGCAGGAAAGCAGGCAGCTACCGAAGAGAGTGTTCTGAAAGGGTACTTTAAGCAGCAGGGGCTTACGAAGGAGCAGGCCGATCAGGCGATTGCCTCATTCAAGCAGCAGCAGGCAGCGAGCCAGCCGGATGTGAGTGCGATGCAGACGCAGCTTACGCAGGCACAGGCAGCAGCGCAGCAGGCGCAGATTCAGAGCGCGGCGGTGATGGCAGCGGTGTCGCTCGGAATTGACGCTAACACCATTCCGTACATCCTGAAGATGGCGGATCTCAGCCAGGCAATGGGGCAGGATGGAAAAATCAATGATGAAACCGTGAAAGCAGCCTTGAACAAAGTTCTTGAGGATGTACCGGCGCTTAAGCCGCAGTCATCCGGATCCAAAGGGTTTGTCCAGGTGGGAGCTGCAAGCGGTTCACAGCAGCAGACAGCAAACGAGGATGCCTTAAAGAAGGCATTCGGACTTTAAAGAAAGTGAGGAACTGTAAATTATGGCAGTATATGATTATGCGACAACCTTCACCCAGCTTCTTCAGCAGAAGTATGCGAAGGAACTGTGCTCGGACGCTCTGGCTCAGAGCAATCCGCAGGTAAAATTCATCAACGCCCAGACGATCAAACTCCCGAGAATGACCGTAAGTGGCTATAAGGATCACACCCGTACCCCGGGATTCAATTCCGGCGTCCTGTCCAATGACTGGGAGGCAAAGAAACTGGAACACGACAGAGACGTGGAGTTCTTCGTGGATCCGATGGATATCGACGAGACCAACCTGACGTTATCCGTGGCAAATATCCAGAATACGTTCGAGACGGAGCAGGCGATTCCGGAGAAAGACTCCTTCCGCTTCAGCAAGCTCCACGCAGAACTGACCACCTTCTCCGGGCGCATCGATTCCACCGTGATTGACGTGGCAACCTTCCTGGAAGCGTTTGATACCGAAATGGCGATCATGGATGATGCGAGCGTTCCGGAAGAGGGCAGAATCCTTTACGTGACACCGGCGATGCGTAAGATCATCAAAGAGGCAGAGGGGATTCAGAGAGTCATGACCGTGTCGACTCCATCCACCATCAACCGTAAGGTACACAGCCTGGATGATGTAACGATCAAGATGGTTCCATCCGCGCGTATGAAGACGAAATACGACTTCACGGATGGCTGCGTAGCTGCAGCTGATGCAAAGCAGATCAACTGGATCCTGATCCATACATCCTGCGTTGTATGCCGCGATAAATACAGCTACATCAAGCTGTTCACTCCGGGCACCGACAGCCGTACCGCAGATGGTTATCTGTACCAGAACCGTAACTTCGGCGACCTGTTCCTTCTGGAGAAGAAGGTGGAAGGCTGCGCCATGAACGTAAGCGAGTAGGGAGGTAGTCCATGAGAGCGGTAAAAGGCAATAAAGAGTACACGATCAATGAAGGCAACCAGAAAAATTATCAGGATATGGGATTCGATATCCTGGATGATGATGGCAAGATTCTGGCGTATGGAAGAGGAAAGACTGTGCCATACGGCGATTATATGGCGCTGAAAGATGAAAATGATCAGCTGAAGGCAAAAGTGGCCGAGCTGGAAGCTGCCGCCGAAACCGTTGCTGCTTCAGCAACGAAATCCAGCAGCAAGAAGGCAGGTGCGTAGGATGTCCTACGAGCCTTATGCAACTGCAGAATATTACCGTGAAGTTTATGGCGGCAGAACCGTGCCGGAGGAGGACTTAAGCAGATTTCTCAGGCAGGCAAGCAGGCATGTGGATTCCCTGACCTACAACCGGATTGTAGGCCGGGGAATTTCTGATTTTACTGAATTCCAGCAGGAGGTCATCCAGGAAGTGGTCTGCCAGCAGGCAGATTTCGAATATGAGAATGCCGATCTGATTGATACGGTTCTTTCAGGTTACAGCCTGAACGGTGCATCTGTACAGTTCGGGGAATCCTGGAATGTATTTACGGATAAAGGTGTTGCCATGAAGAAAGATGTCTATGCTCTGCTGTCCCAGACGGGGCTGTGCTGCCGGTTAGTGAGGTGATGCTATGAAATACCCGGACTTAGTGCCAAAACGGCTCTGCAGGACGGATATACACGTCCATCTGGAGTCTGAGGAGACCGATAATAGGGGAAAGCCGAAATACACCGAGGATCTGGACCTGAAATGCAATTTTCAGGATAAAGCCAGGACGATCCTGACCGCAGAGAAAAAGCTGGTGCAGATCACCGGAGTTGCCATGTTCTGCGGAGATATCGCGCCGGATATGCCGTCTTTGAGCGGCGGCACCGTCACGGTCTTCGGGCAGGAGCGGCGCATCGAGCAGGGCATGAAGGCAAGGAACCCGGACGGGACGGTAAATTACAGTCAGCTGGAGGTGGTCTGATGCAGGTCAAATCTACGGTCAAAATGAATTTTCCACGGATCAATCAGCTGACAGAGGCGGCGGTGACGGCGCTGGAGCAGACGGCGGAAGCACTGCATACGGAAGTAGTTCAGGCGCAGGTAATGCCAAGAGATACGGGTGTAATGCAGAATGAAAGTACATTTGTGGATTGTAGCAATTCCGAAAAAGGGAAAGTTAGCATCGTGACCAGTACTCCATATGCGAGGCGGTTGTATTTTCACCCGGAATATGACTTCCAGAAGACGGAAAATCCGAACGCAAAAGGTCACTGGTATGAAGACTGGGAAGAGAACGGCAGCAAAGCCGATTTCGCCCAGAATGAATTCAAGAAGCTGTATAAGCAGATCGGAGGTGTCTGATGCTGTCATTATCTGATGTTTGTCAGTACATATCCGATCTGAATATCGTAGCAGATGGTCATGTGTACTATGGGAAGCTGGATGCAAAAAGCCAGAAATCCATCGGTGTTTACAACCGTCCTTCCAGCGGGCCGCCGAACATCGCACTCGGTGGGCTGGCTTGCACCACATATGACACCAGGCGCATCTCTCTTCTGGTTCACTGGAATCGCGATCCGGATGAGAGCGAGGCGGCTGCCTGGGATTTATTTGAGAAACTGAGAAATGTAACCAGCCTGACGATCGGAGATACCCATATCAGCGCCCTGTGTCTGATGGTTCCGGAGCCACAGGATGTCGGTACGGATGACAATGGCGTATATGAGTATGTGATCTGGCTGGATCTGATTTATGAAAGGTAAAAGGTGAATGTTATGTCGACGGTATATCCGGTAAATAACAATAAATTTAAAGTCGGTATCAGTGGATCTGAGAAAGCAGATACCATCATCGCCAATCTGACCAACTTCGCACCGTCAATCGAAGGCGGCGTAGAAGAATGGAACCCGATGGAGTCCGAAGGCTGGGGCGATGCCATGATGACCAGCAAGAAACTGTCGTTCTCGTTCCAGGGTAAACGTTCTTACGGGGATCCGGGCAATGATTTCATTGCAGGACTTGCGTGGAAGAGCGGCAATGATGTCGTAGCACCGTTTGAGTGGGAAATGCCATCGGGTGCAACTGTCAGCTTCACTGCCATTATCAATGTAACGACTCCGGCCGGCGGCGAGAGTACCGCAGTGGATGCACTGGAGTTTGAGGTGAAGTGCAAAGGAAAGCCGACCTTCACACCGGCAGAATCGTAAAGGAGAGATGAGATATGGCAAAGACAAGAAATATTACAGACAAGCTGAGCTTTGACGAGAATCCGGCGCTTATCATCTGCGACAAGAAGCTGGAAGTAAATGCAGATGCCCCGACCATGCTGAAGATCATGGGTCTCATGGGTGATTCGGGTCTTGGCATGGATCAGATCGTGGAGGCTTATGAGCTGGTATTCCCGGAAGAGTCAAGAAAGGCGATCGAGAAAATGAAGCTGAGCGTCAACGACTGGATCACCGTGGTCGAGGAAGCAATGAACCTGATCATTGATGATGGTAAAAACCAGGGAGAGCGCTGACCCGTACTACGATCTGTTTGATGACTGGGATTTGATCGTATCCAGTTTTCTTACGCAGTACGGGTTACGGATCCGGACAAAAGAATTTGAATCGGTTAGCTGGGATGAGTTTCGGTCACTTCTGGCCGGACTCTCCCCGGACACGCCACTCGGGCGCATCGTGGCGATCCGGTCGGAAACGGATAAGAATGTGATCCGGCATTTCACCCGTGACCAGAAACGCGTCCATGATGAGTGGCGGAACCGGAAAGCGGCAGCCATGACTCCGGAAACCTACGATCAGCAGATGAAATATCTGGAGCAGATGATGGCGCAGCTATGCGGAAGCAGCTGAATGAGAAAGGCAGGTGAATGCTATGTCAAAAAGCGTAGGCCAGATTGATCTTGACCTTGTACTGAATAAAAAAGATTTTGAAAGCCAGATGAACGGCATTCAGGGGCTTGCACTCAAAGCAGGAGCTGCTCTTGCAGCTGCGTTTTCTGTGAAAAAGGTCATTGACTTCAGTAAGCAGAGCATGGCTGCTGCACAGGTCCAGCAGGAAGTAGAAACGAAGCTGGAGACGATCATGCGCCGTAGAATGAAGGCGACGGATGAAGCGATCCAGTCGGTAAAGGACTATACATCGGCACAGCAGCAACTTGGTGTGGTCGGTGACGAGGTGCAGATGGCCGGTGCGCAGCAGCTCTCTACCTTCCTTAAAAGCAAAGACGCACTGGAAACACTGATCCCGGCCATGAACAATCTGGCAGTACAGCAGAATGGCGTCAATGTTTCTTCGGGTGCAATGATTAATATCGGTAATCTGATGGGCAAGGTTATGCAGGGACAGACCAGTGCCCTTACCAGAGTCGGTATTACATTCAGCGATGCCGAGGAACAGGCGCTGAAATACGGCACCGAGGTAGAGCGTGCGGCAGTTCTGGCGAAAGTCATTACAAATAACGTCGGTGAGATGAATCAGGCAATCGCAAACACGCCCGCCGGTCAGATCCAGCAGCTGAAGAATAACTTTGGCGACCTGATGGAGATCGTCGGCGCTGGAATCCAGAATGCAATCATGCCTGCGGTGAAGCTGATCAACATTCTGGTCGGCAAGCTGATGAGTCTTGCAAACGCCTTCCGATCCTTCACGGAGATGATTTTTGGCAAGTCTGACAACGGATCTGCGGCAGCGGTAGCGTCTGTGAACGCGCTTACTGATGCGTATGATAGTGCGTCGGATGCTGCCGAAGGAACCGGAAGCGCGGCGAAGAAGGCAGCCAAAGACATCAAGGGTGTGTCCACCGGGATCGATGAGCTGAACATCATCCAGCCTCCAGATGAGAACGATTCGGGCAGCGGAAGCGGAGGATCAGGGGGCGGCTACGCAGTCGATGATTTTGACATGGGGGAGCTGGAAACCGGCACAGAAGCCGTGGAAAGCAGGTTCCAGGGCATTATCGACCGGGTGAAGGAACTGGCTGGGATATTTAAACAGGGGTTTTGGGATGCTTTCGGAGATACTTCGGTATTCGACAGTATTCAGAACCATCTGGATGGAATTAAAAAGAGCCTGACAGATATCGTTACGGACAAAAACGTGCAGGGTGCGGCAAATGATTTCGTAGATACGTTTGTACGAAGCATGGGGCAACTTGCAGGGAGTATTGTATCTATTGGTGCGACGATAGCTGACAACCTTTTTGGAGGTATTGATAAATATCTGGAACAGAACGGGCAGAGAATCAAGGATTTCCTTACGTCCATGTTCGACATTTCATCCGAGACATGGGAAATCAGAGGAAATGCATATGCAGCTATTGCTGATGTTTTTTCTGTCTTTCGAAGTGATACAGCGAAACAGATAACAGCTGATATCATCCAGGTATTCATGGATGCATTTATGGGCGTTCGTGAACTTGCAGCTTTGTTCGAACGCGATATTACCGACCTTGTCTGGACTCCATTTATTAATAACGTCGATGGATTTAAGGATGCGTTAAACGGAATTCTTGAAGCGGTGCAGACAGTCACCGGAAGCATAGCAGAAACATTTCAGCATTTTGTCGACGGTGTCATTGGCTTATATGAGGAACACGTAAGTCCGCTGTTTCAGTCCTTGAGAGACGGACTATCGGAAATAATTAAAGTATTTCTGGATGCATTTAATACGTATATCCTTCCGGTAATTCAGAATGCAGCAGATCAGTTTGAGGCATTCTGTACCGAATCGCTGCAGCCTTTGATTGATAAATTTTTAGAATTTGCCGGAAAAGCAATTGATGCAGTCAAAGACCTGTGGGAGAATGTCCTGCAACCGTTCGTTGCCTGGTTTATTGAAAATGTAGCACCGATTATCGCGGATGGGCTACAGGCTGCTGTGGATGCGTTTTTTACCTTCCTGAACGGTGTTGCGGAAGTGATAAGCGGTGTTCTGGATGCGTTGGGCGGTCTGATTGATTTTATTACCGGAGTATTTACGGGAGACTGGGAAAAGGCATGGGAAGGAATCAAAACCTTCCTGTCCGGCATTTGGGACGCGATGAAGGCATTGGTTGATACAACGATTCGTACCATCCATAAGTTGATTAAAGGCGTTCTATCCATGATAAACAGCATCTGGAATCAAGTCTGGACAAATATTAAAACATTTGCCGAAACAACATGGGGCAACATCAAGTCCAAAGCAGCCGAGATCTTCGAGTCGATCCGTGATAAATTGTCCGAAATATGGGACAGCATCAAAGCGACCATTGAAGAAAAATGGAATGCGATCAAAGAATGGTTCGACGATATCTGGCAGAAGATCAAGGACGTATTCAAGCCGGATGAGATGATCGAGATCGGCAAGAATATCATGAACAAGCTGTGGAGCGGCCTTCAGTCTGTATGGGAAGATATCAAATCATGGCTGAGTGGAATAGCTGATTTTGTCGGTGATGTCTGGAGTGGCATTGTCGATAGCGCAAAAAGCCTGTTTGTAAAAGCTCAGAAAGATGCAGACGAAGAACTGGATGAGGATGAAGGCGAACATTCCAACGGCGTGATTACAGCGGGAGGAAGCTCATCATCTTCAGGAGGACCCGGAGTGTCCGGACACGCAACCGGCGGCTTCCCAAAGTCAGGCAGCCTGTTCGTAGCGAATGAGGACGGCAATCCCGAGATGGTCGGCAGCTGGGGCGGCAAGGCGGCCGTTGCCAATAACATGCAGATCACCGAAGGTATTACCAGAGCCGTGCAGTCCGGTATGCGGTCCGCAATCGCACCTCTTGTAAGCAGTATCACTCAGATGGCAGTGAACGCAGCGCCTCCGCTGGCGATGGTGGGAAGCTCCGGATCTTCCTATGCTGACGAAGACCAGCTGCAGAGCATGGTAAACCGTGCCGTTGCTATGGCAGATAACGCATCCGGGCAGAGTGACAACTATCTGCTGATGGCAGTAGATCTCTTAAAACAGATTGTTGAACTGATCGAGGCGATGGATCTGACCGTAACGATCGATATCAGGGAGATAAAAAAGAAACTGGTGGAACTGGACAAGCGATCCGGATATTCACTCAGGACAACGTAAGGAGGCGGAGAAATGGCAGTAATTACAATTAATGGCAAAGAGTTTCCGTCTCCCGATGTTGGCGCAAACTTTATTGTTGCAACGAACGTGAGTGACGGAAAGAATGCTTCCGGAGAGTTTATCGGGCAGAAGGTTGGCAGAGATCAGCATAAGATAGAGAACCTGCAGTGGAAGTTTCTGGATGCTCAGACATGGGCATCCATGCTGCAGGAATTTGACAAATTTGTTGTGGTGGCCCGAATACCGGATCAGGTACATAATTGTTTCATGACGATCCGCATGTATCCCGGAAACCGGACGGCGACACCGATCAGGTTTGACAAGGACGGTTTGCCAACCGTGTATCAGGATTGCAAGGTCAACATTATTGACTGCGGGGTGATCGAGTAATGGAGACAGCAAGCCTTGCTTACAAGCAGGAAATGAAGAAGAAATTTCGGGATCGCTCGTATATGCGTGTGACGATCGGCCTGATCAACCAGGAAGCGCAGGCATCTGCTGAGATTGCAAATCAGGACCAATGTACCTATTATTCCAGTTTCAGGCAGCCGCTTGATAATTATCAGGTGGAGGAATTATATGCGACTTGCGATCAAAATTACAGCCAGGTAGATGGGAGCATGTATTTCCTTCCAAGGAGCAGATCAGATGCCGTGCTGAATCAGGGAGTGGTTTCCGAGAACTTATTGGGAAGTGTTGAAATACGCTTCCCAGTGGCGTATGACATCAAGGGCCTGACGGTGGATTTTGGAAATGCGTATCCAGTGAATTTCAGGATAGAGTCCGATTATCATACGCAGGAGGTGGAAGGAAATGCCTCGGGAGATTTTGTAACGGAAGAGATTTTCAATGATGCGACATTTCTGCGGTTTGTTCCTGAGAGTATGGTGAATGGAGCGAGCAGGCTCCACATTCACCAGATCACAATGGGCATAGGCGTTTACTTTGACAACAGGAAGATTTTGTCGGCAACGAAAAAGGAATTTATAAGCCCCATTATGGAAGAATTGCCATCTGTGGATTTTGAGCTGACCGTAAATAATAAAAACCGTGAATATGACATCGAACGCGAGGATAGTTCCATCAACTTTCTGGAAGCTGGACAGGAGATATCCGTTTTGTGTGGACAGGAGCTTGACGACGGAAGCGTCGAATGGATGCCGGGTACTACGGTGTATTTGAAAGAATGGTCCGCTGATGACAGTAAAATGAAATTTACCTCCACGGACCGTTTCTATAGTATGGATGGCACCTACTATCGCGGCACATACTCAGAAGCTGGTATCAGCTTATATGACTTAGCTGAAGATGTTTTTGAAGATGCCGGGATTGACAGCAGAACGTACTGGCTGGATCCTTATTTAAAATCCGTTGTGATTCATAATCCGGTACCGGTGATGACACACAAAGAGGCTTTGCAGATCATAGCAAATGCGGGACGCTGTATCCTGTATCAGGATCGGTCTGGAAATATATTCATGAAGTCCAGTTTCATACCGGATATGGAAGCCAGCTCCGATAATGAAACATATTATTCTCACGCCGGAGCTGTTTTGGGCGGAACGGATAAAACGGATTATGCGTCTGCGGCGAAGAACTATGCGGATGTAGTTCCTACGCAGTATTTTTTGCCACGGCAACAGGATTCTGTGGCTTATCTGAATACGGGATATGTATCGGAGCAGGTGGCAGATGAAACAGGAAAATTTACAGAGAACCCAACCGTATGCATTTCACTGGAAGCCAGTTATAAATGCTTCGGAATAACGCTCGAATTTGGACGGAATTATCCAGTGAAAATCGAAATCAGAACATACCTGTCTGACGTACTTCAGGAAAGCTATCAGGCATCAGATCTGACAGAAATGACGGTCATCAATCGTGAGTTCCCGGAATTCGACAGAATGGTGCTTGTATTTACAGAAGGGCAGCCGAATAACCGTGTTGTGCTGAACAATGTGAGTTTTGGTGAAAGTACAGATTATGAGCTGGAATACGGCGCGGAACTGACGAAGACTCCGGAAGGAACCCGACTTACAAAGGTAAAAGAGTTACAGTTCACAAGAACGTTGTATCATTCCAGCAGCGATGCGAATGAACTGGGGAAAGATACAGTTCTTGCCGCTGGAGAAACTGTGCAACACACATTTTATTTTACGAATGCATCTTATGACCTTACGTGTGCAATTACGGATGTGCAGGAAGGGCAAGAGGCTCGCATTGTGGACAGCAGCAACTATTTTGCCACGGTAGAAGTTACCGGGGTATCCGGAGAATGTGAGGTTGTGGTTACCGGAAAAGAATATGCGGTCACGCAGGCTGTTGTAAGCCTTCCATTGAACACCACAGGCAGTGTTGAAAAGTGGGAAAATCCTCTTGTGTCAGACGGAAGCCATGCGGATGATCTGACCGAATGGATTGGCAATTATATGAAGTCAGACCGGGAATATGATCTTTCCTATCGAGGCGAGCCACGTATCGATGCAAACGATATCGTGTTCCTGGAAAATAAGTATGTCCCGGATCTCTTGCTTCGGGTTTGCGAGCATACTTTGAATTTTAATGGTGGAGCCTTATTGGGAACGATAAAAGCAAGGAGGGACATGGATTATGTGGCAACAGCCAAAGACTGACTGGCAGGCCGATGATTATTTCAACATCGAAGATTACAACAGGATCAAAGGAAATCTGAATGAAATCCGGTCACAGGCGCTCATCCTCTGGCCGGATTTTGATTTTGAAGAAATGGGGGATGACAAAACATATCAGGATTATGGATTCTATGCGGATGAGATCAATCGGTTCGAAGCAAACATCGACCACATCTGTGACGGAACATTTCCTTTTGCGGTGGGTGAACGCCAGACATTTTATGAGAATCAACCTTTTATTGACTGGAAAGAATTGAACCGGATCGAAGAGGCCTGCAGATTAATTTACAGTAATATTTGCAATGGCATTATGAGCAGAAAGACGTTACCGATTATTTTAGGTGGAGGAGTTATTTAATGAGCCTGAAAACAGATTATAAAGATGCCATGTATGATGGCGCGAGAAGATACCGGATAACGCTGAATGCGGATGGGACGTCGGGAATAGCTGATGATACAGTGTATACACAGGAAGGCGATCAGTTCGGTGCGAGTGATATCAATGCGACGAACGCAGCTGTAAATCGCCTTGGAGCCGCCGTGTCCATTCTGATCCCGGCGTCCGGATGGAGTGAGGATGCACCGTACACGCAGACCGTGGATGTCGAGGGTGTAACCGCAGAGGA